TTTAGGGGTTTTTGTAGAAGGAACATATTTGAATTATTGGGAAAAACCTATATATGAGTGCAAGTTTGGTTTTAATTATTTAATGTTTTAAAAATGAGTAGATTATTTACTTTATTAATGTTTGTTGCTTCTTTTGCTTTTGGTCAAGAATATGATTATCAAGAATTATGCTTACAATGTGCAGAAGCAGGTGGTTTTTATTGTGGTGATGACCCTGCTAATTGGACACAATATGCTCCTAACGGTTGTGTTCAAGCATCTTGGATTAATGATAATTGGGAAGATTGCGTTGATGCTTCTGATGAAAATGAAGCTGTACCTACATCACCTTCAGATTGTATTCCGCCACCGCCAGAATGTGATACTATATTTGTAACAGACTTTCAAATAGACACAATACAAGTGCCTTTTTACATATACGAAACTATTATACAATTAGACACAATAATAGAAACAGAATACATCACACAAATAGTTATAGATACAGTAGAGATAGAAACACTTATACCCGAATATATATATATAACTGATACTGTTACTGTATATGAAGATGTTTTAGACACTCTTTATATAGATGTAATAGAAGAAATAGAGGTGATAGTTTTTGATACTATAATTGAAACAGAATATGTTGAGTTTTTTATTACTGATACAGTTATAGAATATCAAGATGTGATGATAACAGAATATATAGACTGTGAGACAGGATTACCTTGTAATTCTGCAATAGAAGAAATAATTGATAAGTCTATAAAAAGTAGTTTAATCTATAATATACAAGGACAGGCAATAAAAGAGCCAGAAGGTATATATATAGAAAATGGTCAAATAAAATACAGATTAAAATGAATATATTTAAAGACGATAATAATTGGAATGAAAAAGCAATAATAGGATTTGTTGCTTTTGTTATAATGTGCTTAATAATGATTGCAGACCTAGCAACAGGTTTTGTAGGTAAAGACTTAGTAATAAACGAATTTGTTTACGATTCTTTTGTATGGGTTGTTTTAGGTTGTTTTGGTATTAGCGGAGTAGAAAAGTTTTCGGGAAAAAAATGTGATAAATCCTGTAAATAATGAAAAAAGAACTTTCGGAAAATTCAAAAGTAGAAGTTAGTCTAAAGACACTAGGGGGAATAGGCGTTCTAATAGCAACACTAGTGGGTATGTGGTTTCAGTTAAATGCTGCTATTGAAGAAGCAAAATTATTACCTGTGCCACCAGACCCAGAAGTTACTGAGATGGAGTTTCAAATGAAGGACGAAATGATACGTCAAACAATTAAAACAACGCAAGAAGATGTTGCTGAAATCAAAGAAGATATGAAGTATCTTAGAGATAAAATAGACAATATGCAATGAATATAACTAACTTTTTATATGTCTTAATTTCGTTGTTATTCTTTATAGTTGGGATAGCAACAGGACAAGAATTTTTAACAGAATCTAACTTTGAAGATAAGATTGCAAAAGATATTGTGGCTGTAGAATTTTGGGTTGAATGGAATGAAGACAATGAATTTGCTGAGTTTTCAGAACTAAAAGATTGTGAAACATATAGAGTTGATATAGGACTTTTTCCTAGTCTGCAAAAAAAATATAAAGTAACTTGTATTCCTACAGTAATTATATTTGAAAGCGGAGAAGAAAAGGAACGTTTTAAAGCTAATATAATGTTTCAGTTAGATGCAAGTAAAAAAGATGTACAGAAAAGCATTGATGGCTTGATGTACGCTAAATTTAATTGATGAGATTAACAAAAAACTTCACATTGCAGGAACTTATTTATAGTGCAACTGCATTAAGACAAAATATAGACAATACGCCTACAAAGGAAGGTATTATAAAATTAAGACTTCTAGCCGCTAATCTTTTACAACCACTCAGGAATGCAGTCGGTTCTATTAGAATAACTAGCGGCTATAGAAGCACACTACTTTCAGAAGCAATTTCTCCTGCTACAGGTGCTAATTCACAACATTGCCGTTATGAAGCTGTAGATATGCAGTTTGTTAAACGTGGCAAAATGGACAATATAAAAATATATAATGCACTAATAGATTTAGACTTAGACTTTGACCAATGTATATTGGAGTTTGGAGACAGCACCGCTAAGAGTGACCCAAATTACCCTGCATGGATTCATTTAAGTTGGAAAATTGCTGATAATAGAAGACAAGTTCTTGTTGCATATAAAGATGAAAACAATAAAACTAAATATCGTTCACCAATAGAATATAATTGTATATGAGCATTATAAGTAAAATACTAGGTGGAGATGTTTTGAAAAATGTTAATAACATTGTTGATGAATTACACTCTAGTCCTGTTGAGAAAAAGGAATTAAAGATTAAATTGAAAGAAGTTTTAGCAAAGGCAGAAAGTAACGCACAAGAACAAGTTACTAGAAGATGGGAAGCAGATAGTAAAGCGGGTTGGTTGCCTGCTAATATACGCCCTATCACTTTAGCTTTTCTAACTATGATATTTGTATTAATATCTTTTTTTGATGGTAACGCAGGGGAGTTCACTATGAACCCAATATACGCTCCAATTTATACTAACCTTTTAATGGTAATTTATGGATCTTATTTTGCGGGAAGAACGATTGAAAAAATAAAAAAAATATAAAACAACTAAAAGAATATAGACTTAGATTAACCAAGTCGGAGCATGACTTGATAAAAGATATTCGCCAATCTGAAGGCAACTCATTAAATAACGTTCTAGTTATCGGAGATTTACACGAACCATTTTGTCTTGATAAATACTTAGACTTCTGCATATCTAAATATGATGAATTTGATTGTACAGAAGTTGTGTTTATTGGTGACGTTATAGATAATCATTATAGTTCATACCACGAAACGTCTGCTGATGGAATGGGTGGTGCTGATGAACTAGAGTTATCAATTGAAAGAATAGCGAGATGGTATAAAGCATTTCCTGTTGCTACTGTAATCATTGGCAACCACGATAGAATGGTTTTTAGGAAAGGACAAACGTCTGCTATTCCTAGTAAATGGATTAAGAGCTATAAAGAAGTTTTAGAAGTGCCTAAATGGAACTTTGTTGAAAGGTATGTCAAAGACGGAGTTCAATTCTTGCATGGAGAAGGGGGTACAGCTAGAACTAAATGTAGGGCAGATATGATGAATACGGTTCAAGGACATCTACATACGCAAGCGTATTGTGAGCATTATGTTGGTCAAAATTTTAGAGTATTTGGAATGCAAGTCGGTTGTGGCATTGACCACGAAAGCTATGCTATGGCTTACGCTAAGCATGGCAAAAAACCCGCTATAGGTTGTGCGGTTATTTTGAATAACGGAAAATTACCTATAAATTTACTAATGAAATTATAAATATATGGACAAAAATAATCATATATATAGTAAAGACATTAAGCTAGATGCTGAATATAGTTATAATAAAGACTATCAAAAGATTTATAACTTAAAGAAGTTACGCAGACAGTTTAATATCATACTAAAAAATCTAAAATAGGATTGCACCTGTACGCAGTATTAATTTCCGGTTAGCTGCAAATAGTGTTCAATACAGGTGCTTTTCTATTTTCTTTTTATATGCAAATGGTGCTGTAAATTGCTCATTTGTCTTTCATCATTTACCCTAGTGGATTTTATATTATAGATGTGTTTAGATTCAATAATGTTTTTTGTATGCTGATGAAGTTGTGTTTGATCTGAAAAATCTTCCCACTCTGCTTGTTCTTCTGCTGTTCTAAAAGTCCAAACTTCTTCATCATCTTCACCCAAAGTATATTCTTTTACATAAGCATATTTAGGAGAACCGTCTGCTTTAGTGTATCTAGTATTAACCTTTCTATTTAAAGTATTTATTTTTACTCCTGCTTTCTTTAAATCTCTTATTACTCCCTGTAGGTCTGCAAAACCTAATTCTGTAATTGCTTGTTTAGTTGTAATAGATTTGCCCGTTAATAGATAATCGTGCAGTATTTGTTTTTGTGTTCCTTGTTTAAAAATCATAATTTCTTAATGTATTTAATAGTTTGTTTTTTAATGTATTTCATATCTAACCATTGTAATGCTTCAAAAGCATTTAGAACTATTGTTAAATCTTTTCCGTTTTCATCTGTACCAGATAAATAAATTTCATTATCTGAACAAGAAAAAGTATTAATATCGTGTAAATTTTTATATTTCATTATCTTTTTTTTCAAAATACCAAGTAAAATCTAACCTGCTATTTATAAGTTTATATTCTGGGTTGTTTTTCTCAAATTTAATTGCACTTTCCCAACCCGTTGGAGTGCTAGTATCAAATGATTTAAATTCCATAATTATTTATTTAAGTTCTTTACTATGTATTCTACATCACCTAGTTTAGTAATATAATTAGTACGTTCTTTATTATCTTTTATATTATCTGCTAATACAAATAGTTCGTATATGTGGTCTAACATTTTCTCTTTCATTTTATTATTAGTTGATTATGACACAAATATATGTAAAATAAATTTAATACAAAATAACATTTTCTTTTTATTTATTAACAATTACAATGTTGATAACTATTAAATTAATTTACTTGCGTATTAAAAAAGATTTATTATTATTGTGCTATAATTTTAAAAGATTACTTATGAATGATAAATTGAAAGAAGCTATTGAATATGGTATGTTTAAAAAGAGAATATCTAAATTAGAATTGTCTGAATATATGAATATGTCATATCCAACAATGCTATCAAAAATAAACAATCCCGGCACACTTAAAATAAGTGAAGCTGATAGATTGTGTAATATCTTAAATATAAAATTAACTGAGTTATTAAATATAAATAATTAAATATGAAAACAGCGAAAATTACTAATATAGAAAAGAAACCAGATTTTAGAACTAATGACGGCAAAACATTATATGTGTTTGAATTAGATTTAGACAATGGAGACAAGGGAGCTATATTTAAACAAAAGGACAATCCCTATGTTGAAGTCGGAAACAGTATTAATTACACCATTAATGAAAGGGGCACAATTAAAATACAAAGAGAGGGCGGAAATTTTATACCTAAAGCACCAATAGTAGATACAGATAGACAGTTATCTATTATACGTCAAAGTTCTTTAAAAGCTGCTATTGATTTAGTTGTACACGAAAAAATAGAAATGCACGAACTTATCACAACGGCTGATAGTTTTGTTGAGTGGGTACAAGGAAAAAAGAAAGCTGAATATAAAGGCAATACAAGTGACTTTAGCGGTAAAGCTCCATTTTAATTTCAATAGTGCCTATACATTTTTTATTTGTTTTTATCCAATTTTTTATATTCTTTTGTGTAGGCACTATTTCTTAAACTTATAACTATGAAGAAAACTTTTTTTAACCACGATAGCAACGCCAGAAACGACCTTAAATTAATTAAGCTTAGAAAATTTGGTGGGTGGGAATACTATGGCATCTACTTTGCAATACTAGAATTATTGTTTAGTGAAGAAAATAAATTATGTATTGAAGATTATGAAACCCTTGCATTTGGATTACAATGTGATACTGATAAACTTAAACAGGTAATAGAAGATTTTGATTTATTTGTTATAGAAGAAAATTGTTTTTATTCTAAAAGATTATTTGAACATATAGAAGAAATAAATTTAAAGTCACAGAAAGCAAAAGAAAGTATAAATAAAAGGTGGAGTAATACGAACGTATTACGTTCGAATAAGGATAGTAATACTAGTATAAGTAAAGCAAAAGTAAAGAAAAGTAAAAGTAAAAGTATAGAAGAAAGAATAGATGCGTTTAAAAACGCCATACACGCAATTAAAGATATAAGTGATGAAGATAAAAATGATTTTTTCTTATACTGGACAGAAAAAAATTCTAGTGGAACTAGGTATAGAGCTGAGATGCAACGCACATTTGACATAAACCTAAGATTAAAAAGGTGGGCGTCAAACGGCTTTAATAAGAATAGCAAATCAAAATACTTAGATTACTATGATGAATATGCCTATAAGAAATTAGATGAAACAAGTAGAAAAGAATACACAGACCATCTAATTAGCTTAGGATATGAAACAGTTTATTCACCAACAGCAGGAACAACGTGGCGTAAAAAACTAAAAGTATGATAGAGTTTTTAAAACATTTAACAGGAATTTGTGGTGAACCTCATTTAAATATATTAACTATAATAATGACAACCCCTATAATCTCATACATAATATATAAATTTTACAGATGAAAGAATACCAATTACAAAAAGCAGTATGTAAATACTTAGACTTACAACAGGTTTTATATTGTGGTTCTATGGGCGGACAATATCAAGTTCATTTTAGTCAACGGATTAAAGCCAAAAAATCTGGCTATAAAAAAGGATTTCCCGATTTATTTATCTATGAACCGAGAGGAAGTTACCATGGACTAGCAATAGAATTAAAGGTGGGATATAATAAACCTACAGTAGAACAATTAACTTGGTTAAATAAATTAACTGAAAGAGGTTACTTAGCTATGACAAGCAATGGATTAGATCAAACAATAGAAATAATAGACACTTATTTAAAATTTTAATAAAATGAAAGTTAAACCAACATTTTTTAACACAAGATACGATAGATTACATTGGAATCATACAGATACTAACAACTATTTGTTTACAATTTTATTCAATAGTGGTGCAGAAATGAACTTTATATTACGAGATTTGAAAAAAAACGAAAGTATATTAAGTTATATTTATAAGAAATTGCACAGTAGATTTGGTAATATTATAGAGATACACACAAGCAAACTATCGTATGTAGAATATAAATTAATGAAAAGATACAAAGTGCCCTCGGTGATTAAAATATGTTAAACGAATACCTTATTAAGAATTATCAAAAGCTAAAAGAAATAGCTTTAAATATTTCGGGTATTGATGAATTTGAAGATTTACTACATTTTGTGATTGAAGAACTTTATAAATGTGACCAGAAAAGAATAAAAGAAATAATAGAAAAAAAACAAATGACCTTTTATGTTGTTAGAGTTATGCTTAATCAACACCACTCCAAGACTAGCAGATACCATTATAAATATAGGAAATACTATGAGCACCACGTTACAACAACAATAGAATGTATAAGTCCAGATAATACAAAAGACAACACAAAAGACAAAAATATAATAGAAGAAAGATTAAAATGGATTGAAGAAAAACTAAAAGATTTATATTGGTTCGACGCAGAATGTTTTCGCATATATTATAGAGATAGCTTCAGTCTTTCAGAAATGGCAAAAGCAACTAGGATTAATAAGAACACATTATACAAGGCAATTAGAAACGTAAAAAACTATTTAATAAATGAAAAAGACTAGAATCATTAGGGCTTTAAAAAACTGTAAAAACACAGACTTTAAAACAGATAGCGTTTTATCATTTAAAGATGAAAAAGGAAAAGAATACTTTTTAGCTGAACAGCCACATTATATGAACATTATAACAAATTCAATAAATGTTATATTAAACAGAACATTTAATATAATTGATGATGTTAAATTAAAAAAGAAAATTTTAAAAGGATTAAATAATGAAGAAAAGTAAAGGACTAGGAGATACTATAGAGAAAGCATTAAAAGCAACAGGGATAGATAAGGTGGCTAAGAAAGTCTTAGGTGATGATTGTGGTTGTGAGGAACGGAAACAGAAACTAAACAAAATGTTTCCTTATAAGGTTAGACAATTCACAGAAGATGAAATCAAGATATATGAAGAAGTATTACCTAGATTAGATGGCGGAAAAATATCTGGACAAGACCAAGACATAATGGTTAAGCTATATAACAAAGTATTTAATGCTAATAAAAAACCTAGTGGGTGCAGTCCTTGTGTTAGAGAAACACTAGCTAAACTAAAGAAGGTATATCAAAATAGTTGTACTGTATAATGCAAAAGCACACTAAAGTTTATTTTGATTTCTTTGGTTATGATGAAAGTGATTATATACCTTGTGAGATGGAATGTGGTTCAAGAGCAGTAGATATACACCACTTAGAAAGAAGAACAAGGAATAAAGTAACTAATGACTATATAGAGAACTTGGTGGGGTTGTGTAGAGATTGTCACATAAACGCAGAAAATGATAAGTCATTTAATATGTACACAAGAATAAAACATTTAGAACACGTATGCATGCAAGTATATGCTTTAATTAACATAAATAAAAAACTAGATGAAAATAGAAGAAATAGAAATAAGTAAATTAAAACCTGCTACATATAATCCTAGACAGATTAGCACTAAGCAATATAATGATTTAAAAAACTCAATAGAACGCTTTGGATTGGTAGACCCTATTATCGTAAATAAAGACAATACCGTTATCGGTGGACATCAAAGGTTAAAGATAATAAAATCATTAGGGGAAAAAACTATTGGTTGCATTGTACTAGACCTAAACAAAGAAAAAGAAAAAGAATTAAATATAAGACTAAACAAAAACACAGGGGACTTTGACATGGACATATTGGCAAATGAATTTGATGTCGAGGAATTAACTGATTGGGGATTTAAGCATATAGAATTAGGTTTAAATATAGATAAAATACAAGAAGAAGCTTACGCCACTAAAATAGAAGCTCCAACTTACAGTTCTTCTAAAAAAAAGCCTAAAGTATCAGAATTGTATAATGAAGATAAATCAGTAGAACTTTTAGAAAAAATTAAAAAATCAAAGGTTAGTAAATTAGAAAAAGAATTTTTATTAATGGCAGCTTCTAGGCATTTGGTTTTTGATTATAGTAAAATTGCAGATTATTATTCACACTCAAACAAGGAAATGCAAGAACTAATGGAGGATTCAGCTTTAGTAATTATAGATTTTGATAAAGCAATAGAAGGTGGTTATGTTGAGTTAACCAAAAGCATAAAGGATATATATAATGAAGAACACAAAGAATAGTATTGCCGTTTTTATTATGGTTCATGGTAGACCCGACAAAATGTGGACTTATAACACACTTAGGAAACAGGGCTACACAGGCAAAATCTTTTTAGTTGCAGACAATTTAGACCCTACAGTTGATGCTTACAAAAAAAAATATGGAAAAGAACTATTAGTGTTTGACAAAAAGAAAGCAGCTTTAAAGATGGACGCAGGTGATAATACAGGAGATTTAAGAAGCACCCTATTTGCAGTTAACACCATCTTTGACTTAGCTAAACAAAAAGGCATAAAATACTTCTTCATTATGTGCGATGATTATACAGGATTTGAACACAGATACAATGGAGAGCTAGAATATGGTGGTTGGTTAGTTAAAAACTTAGATAAAGTATTTAGTGCATTATTAAAATACTATAAAAAAACTAATGCCAAAACTATTGCTTTTGCTCAAAGTGGTGATTTTATGGGCGGAAAAGAAAGTGACATGGCTAAGTTTTTAAAAATAAAAAGAAAAGCAATGAATACATTTTTGTGCAGCACAGAAAGACCATTTAAGTTTATAGGAAGAATGAATGAAGATGTTACAACTTATGTAAACTTAGGAAGCAAAGGAGATTTATTTTTAACTATACCCAATGTTTCTATATATCAAAAACCTACTCAAACAGTTCAAGGTGGATTGACTGATTTGTATTTACAATATGGTACTTATGTAAAATCCTTTTTTTCAGTAATGTATAATCCATCATCAGTCAAAATATCAGAACTAGGATATGTAAATAAAAGAATACATCATAAAGTTAAATGGAACAATGCAGTACCAAAAATAATAAATGAACAATATAAAAAATAACAGATAAAACAATACAAATGGCACACGATAAAAAAGAAAGACTATTACAAGCATTACAAGAAACACAAGGGCTAATATACCATGCTTGTAAAAAGGCAGGCAATATAAGCCGTTCTACATATTATAGGTATTTGCGTGAAGATGAAGAATTTGCTAAGGCAGTAGAAGATATTAAGGAAGCACAGATTGATTATGTAGAAGGACAATTAATTAAAAACATATCTAGTGGAAAAGAAACAAGTATAATCTTTTACTTAAAGTCTAAAGCTAAAGAAAGAGGTTATGCAGAAAAGCTAGATATAACAAGTGGAGGCAAACCACTTACTGAACTTAAAATTGAAGTTATTGACACCAAAAACGATTAAAACAACAAATGTATTTCACAAGGCTTATAGGTCTAGCACACGAATTACTTGCTTACAAGGGGGTACGAGGAGTTCAAAGACCTATTCGCTGTGTCAATTGTTTATTGTAAAAGCGTTGCAAGAACCTAACAAAGTATTTACTATATGCAGAAAGACACTCCCTGCCCTTAAAGGAACAGCATATAGGGATATAATTTCTATCCTAAAAGAACTAGAGATTTATAATGAAGCTAATCACAACAAATCAGAATTATTATATACTTTTGAAAATGGTTCAATTTTAGAACATATAAGTATTGACCAACCTCAAAAAATCAGAGGTAGAAAGAGAAACTACCTTTGGCTAAACGAAGCAAACGAATTTAATTATGAAGATTGGCAACAGTTAATTCTAAGAACAACAGAAAAAATATACTTAGATTATAACCCCTCAGACCCTTATTCTTGGATTTATGATAAAGTGCAAACAAGAGATGATTGCACCTTCTTAAAATCTACATACAAAGCAAATCCATTTTTAGATGAAGATACTATTGCAGAAATAGAAAGACTAAAAGATATTGACCCAGACTATTGGCGTGTATACGGTATGGGTGAGATTGGAACTATACAGACAGCTATATTTAGAAACTTTAATTTAGTTGATGACGTACAAGGACGTTTGGTTGGTTACGGTCTTGATTTTGGATTTACTAATTCACCGTCTGCATTAGTTGCTGTATATCAATCTGATGATAATTTATATATCAAAGAAATGTTATATGAAAAGAGATTAACTAATACTGACCTAGCTAATAAGCTAAGAGAATTTAGAATAGATAGACAATCTGAAATAATTGCCGATTCCGCAGAGCCCAAGAGTATCGAAGAAGTGTATCGTTCTGGCTTTAATATAAAACCCGCTAAGAAGGGAGCAGGAATACATTTGGGGATTGATATAATGCGTAGATACAAACTTCATATAACTAAAGACAGTCTAAATGCAATTAAAGAATTTAGAAGCTATAAATGGGCGACAGATAAAAATGGTGATGTGTTAAATACCCCCGTAAAGATTAATGACCACTTAATTGATGCTACACGATATTTGTGTTTAAATAAGCTATCAATCAATCACAGTGGGAAGTATTATATATTATGAAACTATATAA